AGTGCCCGAACCAAGCCCGCAGATCCTGCAAGCGTCCCATAGCCCGCCAAACGTCCCACACGGCTGACAGCGGCACGATCACGACATGAGCCTCACGGGACAGCGCATTCTAAAAAACGCCAGCCACAGGCCATTCTGGCGCAAATGCGGTGGGGTCGATTTTTGCCAAAATCGTTCAAAAACTGCACCACATAACCTTACTCCAAAAGTAAAGATATGAGCGTCCGAAGCGTTGCCGACCAGTTAGGAATCAGCAAATCGCAGGCTGCGCGGTTGCTGGCTGAAGGAATGCCCGAAGGCCCGACTGAAGAGATGCAGGCATGGCGCAATTCGCATCACAAGCCTCGCAACATCAAACGAAAGTTGCCCGATCCTGTCGCGCCTGACGCTGGCGCGTTTGTCGAAGAGCTTCCCGAAGAAGACGTAGATGCCGCCGCGCTGATTGCCGAGGAGGAAACTAGCGACCCTATCGAACACAGCCGCCGCGCCAAGCGAGCCGAGAAGATAGCTTACGACCGACTGCAACACGCGGCCAAGACAGGGGCCACGCACGAGGAATATCGCAAGGCCAACGCCAACTTTGCCTTGGCAAGCAATGTGCGCCAACGAGCCGACCAGTTCCGCCGCGAGTATCTGCGCGAGAAGAAGATTACGCTCTACTACTCCGAGGCCCGCGAGATTTTCCTCCGCCCGCACAACGCCATCCGCCGGCAACTGGACGCGGCCCCGAAGACATTGGCCGCAAGGTTGCACGGCTTGCCGAAAAAAGAGATCGAGACGGAACTCAAAATCTTTTTTGAGAAACTCAAAGAGGGCATTCGCGCCGATATATGAGCCCAGCAGCCGATACGCTGCGCGAGGATTTGCGCGCCGTCTACGGCGTCAGCGATGACCGCACCGTGGTCGAATGGTGCGAAGATGAAATCTGGTTGAGTGAGCGGACGGGCACGGCCATGCCAGGGCGATTTTCCACGGCGATGACGCCGTATATGCGGGAGCCCTTGGAATCCTTTGGCGATGTGGATGTGAGCGAGATTGCAATGGTCTTCGGAACCCAGACGGGCAAGACCACCTTGCTTCAGATGGGCACAGCTTGGCGCATTGTGAACCGCCCGCAGCCTGTGGTGTGGGTCATGCCAAACGAAAACCTTGCGCGCTCGTTCTCCGAGGTGCGCTGGCAACCCATCGTCGAAGAGTCGCCAATCTTGAAGTCTCAGGTGGACAAGAACCGCCACGCTTTCAAGCACCTTCAGCAAACTTTCGATCAGTGCGTCTTAAACTTTGTGGGGTCCAACTCTCCCTCGTCGCTTAGTTCGCGGCCCGCGGGACTGTTGCTGCTCGATGAGGTCGATAAGCTGGCGGGCGAATCGACGAAAGAGGCCGACGCTGTGGCGCTGGCACAGAACCGCACCAAAACTTTTGCCAATTCCCTGACGGTTAAGGTTTCAACCCCGACCACCGCAGAGGGCCAAATATGGAAAGCCTTCTTGGCTGGAGATCAGCGTTACTACTTCGTGCCGTGCCCGCATTGCCAGCACAAGCAACGCCTCATGTGGCCGCGTGTCAGGTGGGCCGATGACGCCAAATTAGAGGACGGCAAAAGCTGGAACTTGGAGCGCGTCAAAGAAACCGCCGCCTATTACTGCGAGTCCTGCGACCAACCCATCACGAGTGGGCAAAAAATGGAAATGATCCGAAATGGCGAATGGCGCGCGACCAATCCCGGCGCACCAAGCAACCGCCGCAGCTATCATCTGAATTCATTGTATGCGCCGTGGCGGTCATGTGACTTTGGCGAACTGGCCGCGCAATTTCTCACAGCCAAAGCCGGGCTGATTGGGCTTATGGACTTTATCCAATCGCAGCTTGCCGAGCCTTGGGAGGAACAAATGGCCGAAGACGAACGCCCCATAGCCTTTGGCGAATACCGGCTGCGCGAACCGCTGGCCGATGGCGAAGTGAGGATGATGGGCGTGGACGTTCAGATGGATCACTACTGGTTCGTTTGCCGCGCGTTTGCCAAGGATGGGTCATCGCGTCTGGTAGACGAGGGGAGGCTGCAACTTTGGGAAGACGTTGAGGCGAAGGTTGCGGAACTTGGCCTTGATGTGCCGCGCCAAGTCGGGCCAGCGCGAGCCAAGTTGGTGGCCGTTGACTACGGTTTTCGCGCTCAGGAGGTGTATGACCGCTGCATGGCGAACCGATGGATTCCGTGCAAGGGCGAGGAGCGCGCACATTACCCGATCAAACTAGGCCAAGAAATTCGCCGCGCCGCCTCGATCATTCGCCCGTTTCGCAAGGGATGGATACATATGCTTTGGAGCAGCCAACTCACGCAGGACATCTTGGAATGGCTCCGCAGTGGCAACGGCCCGTCGTGGTCGGTGGCCGGCGACGTGTCGGAAAGCTACAAGCGCCAGATCAACGCGCACAAAAAGGTAGTGAAGCGCAACCATTTGACGGGGCGCGAGACGGCCTTCTGGACGCGCATCGGAAAACGCGATGACCACTTGCTTGATTGTGAGAGCATGATCACCGCGCTGGCTGATTTTGGCGGGGTCTTCCGAGCGTCACAAAAGCCAGAAGCAGGGTCGCCCACAGAGTAAAGCCCACTTTTTCCTTGCCTACGCAAGCAGCTTGCGTAGTTTGGTGGCGTATGAGCAAATTCAACATCCTAGAGATTGCCGCTAATTTTAATGCGGCAACCGACTACGACATTGAGGCGGCACTTAGTTTGACCTCAATCCTCCTTCGCCACGCACACACGGTTCAGCTTGCCCGGATAAAATCCGCCGACCCTCAACTAGAGCTTCCCATTGAGATCGTCAACGATGCGCCGTAGTATCGCGGGCGTGAAATGCCCGAACTGTAACAAGCCTTTGCCGCCGAGTTTTGTGGACACACGGGCCGTGGGCGGCAAAGGCGGCAAAGCGTCTGGCCCACGCAAGGCCAGAACAAAGGCACAAGCCACAGCCGCGGTCGAAGCACGGTGGGCCAAGTATCGAGCCAAGCAAACGGCCAAGCCCGCCGATTGACACCGCCGCGCGTGAGCAATGTCTCCGCGCTCCTTTGTTTTCTCAGTCTGGGTAGCAAACAACAAAGACGCGACAAAGACGGTCGCGGCGCTTGAGGCCATCGCCTCCAACCAATTCACGGTTGCCAAAGAAGGCGGCAAGGTCATCACCTCTGTCTCGATGGGTGGCAAGAGCTATTCTTTCGCGCTCCCGCCCGACCAGACCGCAGGAACCGTCGCGGATCTGGCGTTCTATTGCTGGAAAGAAATTAAAGATCTTAGCGCCGCCAACTTGGAACTGTGGCTGACACGCAAGACCTCCAAGACCTCCGTGGTCGCGTTCAACTATCCGCTGACATGAAACTCGCCGACCGCTGGAAACTTGTGACCAAAGCCTTCAGCCCGAAGGCGCAGTCTTACGATGCCGCGCGGCCTTCGATCCAGCGCCGTTTTCCCTACAACGCCACCGCGACCGACAGCCACATTGACGTATCCGGCGCCGACCGCGAGCGGCTGATGAAGTTGAGCCGCTGGGTTTACAACAATATGCCCTTTGTCCGTGGGCTGATTTGCGAGAAAGCCCGATACGCCACAGGAACAGGCATCCGCCCGCAGGCCCGCAGTGGCGATGAAGCATGGGACAACGCCGCCGAAACTTTCTTTGAGCAGTGGTCGCGCGTGGCCGACATCCAAGGCCGCTACACTTGGCGCGAGATGCAGCGCATCGCCTCGGTCGCTATCGACCGCGACGGCGAAGTGTTCTTCCGCGCCACCGCGCAATCGACCGGGTATCCCGCGTTGCAACTCATCCTTGCCCACCGCATCGGCGATGCGCGCTCCTCGATTTACGAGCCGAGCAACCCGACCGCCCGCGAAGGCGCGCAGAACATCATCGACGGCGTGGTGGTCAATCCGCAGCTGCGCCCGATCTTCTACCGCCACCTGGTCGGCGATGGCATGGACCCCGCCCAGCGTTTTGAGGACATCCCCGCGCAGCAACTCATCCACGTCGGCGAGGCGAGCCAAGGCGACGAACTCCGCTACGTCACGCCGCTCGCCCCGTCCATCAACCACCTCCGCGATGTGTCCGACGCCATCTCGTTCGAGAAAATGGCGCTCAAGATTTCCTCCTATATCGCCCTCGCCATCAAGTCGAGCAACCCGCAAGGGGCCGACTTCTTCGGCGAATCCACCGCCAGCGTCAACAGCCAAGACAACAGCGAAGTCACCGTCGAATCCCTCGGCAACGCAGGCGGCGCGATTCCTCGTCTCGGCATGGGCGAAGACTTGATCTCTTGGACATCGAACCGCCCGACGCAAAACTTCCGCGAGTTCTGCGACCTTCTCCTCCGCGAAGTCTGCCTCAACATCGGCGTCCCCTGGGAATTTGCCGCGCGCCCCGCCGATGCGGGTGGCGCGGCCCTGCGCGCCGTGCTCGTCCGCGCGCAACGCACCTTTGAGCAGCGCCAAGCCTTGCTCATCGACCGCCTTTGCTCCCGCGTGTGGGCGCACGTCATCACGCTCGGTATGCAGCGCGGCCTCATCCCGCAAAACGAAAATTGGTGGCGCGTCGAATGGCAGCGCCCGGCTGCTGCAAGCGTGGACTACGGACGCGAAGCGCAAGCCAACTTGAACGATGTCCGCGCGGGCCTCCGCACTTACTCGGAAGACTACAGCGAGCGCGGCCTTGAGTGGAAAGACCAGCTTCGCCAGCGCGCCGTCGAGGCCAAGTATCTGGCCGACTTGTCCGCAGAGTTTGGCATCAGCGCCGACAGCATTGCCACTTTCAATCCCAACCCTGCGCCGCCGACAAACAACGGCAGCGCATTGACACCGCAGCAAGCGCAATGAGTCGCCACTGGTATGCAATTCAACAGACCGCAGACGGCGAAGCCGAAGTGTCCATTTATGATGAGATCGGTTTTGGTGGCGTCACCGCAAAATCCTTTCTTGCCGAACTCAAAAAACTTTCCGGCCAACGTGTTCACCTCCGCATCAATTCTGTCGGCGGATCAGTTGTCGAAGGAGCCGCAATCTACAACGCGCTACGTCGGCACAAAGGCGGCTTAGTCGTTCACATTGATGCACTTGCGGCGTCGATGGCCTCGGTCATCGCTATGGCTGGCGACGAGACACTGATTGCCGACAACGCGCTTGTGATGATTCACAACCCGTGGGGCATGACGATGGGCGATGCCGACGAACTTCGCAAAGAAGCCGACATTCTCGACAAGCTCAAGGCCACACTGGTCAACGCCTACGTCCGCAAGACCGGGATGGAAGCCGAGCAAGTCGCGCAGATGATGGATGACGAAACGTGGCTCGATGCCACCGAAGCCGTGGCCCTCGGTTTTGCCGACGCCATCGAAGACGGCATCGAAGCCGCCGCCTCCATCACGCCCGAAGCCGCCCGTGCGCGCTTTGACACCTTTCAAAACTCTATGGCCCGCAAAACGACCAAAACCATCAAAGCCGAAGAAGCTGCTCCCGCCGAAGTTGTCGCGGAGCCCATTGTCGAAGCCCCCGTCGCAGACGAGGCGGTTGACACTTCCTCGGAAGATACAATGAACGCCGAACTTCAAGCCAAGGTTGACGCCCTCCAGGCCGACCTTGCCGCCAAAGTCGAAGCCGACACCGTCCGCGCGCAAGCCGACGAAGTGACGGCCAAGGAACTTGAAACCCTCAAAGCCGAAGTCGAGCGCCTCACCGCCGAATCTGCCAGCAAAGACGAGGAGATCACCGCGCTGCTCGCGGCCTCCAAAAGTGCTGGCGAACAGGCTGCTGCAATCGTCGCTTCTGTTGGCCTTGAGCCCGTGGTTGTCCAGCCTGCCGAGCAGGAACTGAGCGCCGCGCAAATCTTTGAATCACTCAGCGGCTCGGAAGCCGTTGAGTATTACCGCGCCAACAAGCGCGCCATCATCGCTTCCATTTACTAATTTCATATGGCTACAATTAATAGCTCGTTAAACGACCGTCTCATCGCCCAAGCGGCGCTTGAGAGTTTCACCGCTGACCTCGAGCCGCTCTCGATCTTCACCACCTCGTATTCCAACGAAGTTGTGCGTCGTGGCGCGTCCGTCGAGGTTCCGCTCATCGCAAACCTCACCGCGACCACCTTCGCTGACTCTTACGAGGCAGACGGCGGCACGATGAACAAGGTCACGATCAACGTGGACACCCACCGCATCGTCACCGTTTCGCTGTCCGACACCGAGTATTCCAAATCCTCGGCTGCGGAGATCACGAAGTTCGCCACCCAGCAGGGCAAAGCCCTCGCGCAGTCGGTGCTGACTTCCTTCTACAACCTCTTCGTCACCACGGCCGGCAGCGCCGCGCAGTATAGCGCCACGCTCACCAACCTCTCGGCCTTCACTATCACCAACGCCCGCGCCCTCCGCAAAGCGTTGAGCGACGAGAAAGCCCCGTTGACCGACCGTGCCCTCATCCTCAACACTACCCTCTACGACAGCCTCTTGTCTCAGAGCGGTCTGTTGGATGCCAGCGCCTTCGGTGCTCGTGACGTGATCTCGGAAGCCCGCGTGCCCCGCATTTTGGGTATGTCCGCTTACGAGTCGCTTATCTTGCCGACCAACAGCATCAGCTTGGCTGCTATGGCCGTTCACCCGAACGCCGCCGCCATCGCCGTCCGCGCCCTCGAGCCCCAGGCCCCGAGCGAG